GCAAGAACTGATAAACAGGAAAAACAGCCGCATGAAATTGGAGTACCTGATACTGGCCAACTTCAGAAGAGATGATATCAGGCTAGATCTAACGTATGCCGGATTAGAACCGACAGCGGAAACAGCAAAAAAAGAATTAGATAAATTTCTGAGGAAATTAAGGAACAAGTATCATCAATCAGGGAATGAATTGAAATGGGTAGCCACAACAGAACATAGAGGACACCGGGTACATCATCATCTGTTACTCAATGGGATTGGATGGAACAGAGCAGAATACGAAAAATTATGGACCTGGGCAAAAATTAATCATCGAAGCTATCAAAACTATGATGGCGGAGAAGACGATGCGCACAATGTAGCCGGATATTTTGTGAAAGAAACATCGCAGACTTTTCGAAAGCCGGGAGAAATACAAAAAAGAAGATGGAGAAGCAGCAGAAACCTTGTAAAGCCGAAGATAATCAAAAAATCAGCACATAGTAAATCATGGCGGGATAACCCAAAACCGAAAAAAGGATATTACATAGCCAGAGTAAACAACAAGCCGGATAACTACGGGAATCCACGTCAATATTATCGGATGATTCGAGATGAAGAAAATGAATCCATTAAAGAGGTTGGGGAAAGAAATGTACATAATACGAGTTGCCCCGCAGAGATTTCAAGATATCGTAAAGGGCAGGGAAAACACCCTAAGGGTCCATGATCATGATGGGTGCATGAAAGAGGACGAGATAATACGATTTGTTGAATGGGATGGAAAGCGAAGAGGATACGAATGCTATTGCCGAATAGACAGGATATATAGCAAGTGCCTGGTGAAGTTCCGCAAAGTGAAGGAATATATACATGATACCAAAAAATAAGAGAGTAAGGCTTACCGGGAAACGGGCAAGTGAATTTCATAGGAAAATATATGTAAGGGACCGAGGAAAGTGCATATATTGTGGGAAGCCAGTACCGTATGGGATTAAGCATCATCACGAGCCATGCGGGCCATATAAAAGCGACGAAGAAGAAAAAGCAGTAATGCTATGCAATGACTGCCATTACCAACGGCACAATTCGCCAAAGACAAGCAAAGCAATAGAAAGATATTGCGTAAAATATTTACGAGAATTATACGGAGAGAAAGGGGCCAAAAGAGAATAATGGATAGCGTAACGATACGAGGAAATATTGTAAGAGAGCCGAAATTCGGGAACACCAAAACAGGAAGGCAATACGCAAGATTTACGGTGGCAAGCAGTCGGAAATATATAGATAATGGAGAAGAACGAGAAAACGCGGCATATATATCATGCATCGCTTGGGGAGCAATGGCCGAAGGAATGGGGTCAGATGCATCAATACACAAAGGAAGTATGGTATTGATTGAAGGACATATTGCGACAGGAAGCTACGAGAAAAATGGTGGGAAAATATATACTACGACAGTAGTAGCAGATTTTATTGGCAGCGCAGTGACGAACGGAAGTCAAGGAAATAAAAGTTTTGGAGATATGGGTAAGGATACGGATGAAGATATACCATTCTAGGGGATGAGAGCATGATAAAAAGCAAAGAAAGAATAGAAATGGCGGAAAATGCCGGAATCGGGATGACATCCGGATTGATATATATGGCAGCACACGACATGTTCGGATTCAGCAAAAAAAGATTTTTAAAGATGGAAGCGGATGCGGACAGGTATAGCAAAATAGCAGCAGCGGGGAAAAAATTGGAAGAATTCAGCGATGAATTGCAGGAAGCTGGAATGAAATATCAAAGCTGGGTAGATTTTAACAGGAGGATGGCCAAAGCTATAGACGCCCATGGGAAGATAGAGATAGGACCAAGCAAGACAGCAACATCGTACACATATATATTTCTGCTTTTCTCATTGCACGATACATTTGGATTTGGGAAAAAGAGACTAAGAGCAATACAGGATAAAGTGATGAGCTATATATGGCTGATTATCAACAATGAAGTAATGGCACTTGAATTCCTAAAATGTCTAAAAGTAGAATGCAAGATGAACTACCCGGTTGTGGATCGGTACGAAAAGATGTGTGGAGAAATAAAGATTTACGGATAGGAGGGATAGACATGCTGATTACAGATATTAGTAAATGCACAAGCAGCAAAGGAATGAAGACGACTATTTGCTACATCAAAGGGGAAAACGGGGGGATAGAAAGCGAATACAAGGTAAGCAGCTATGAAATACCAAGGCCGGAAATGGGAAATGCATGGCATGAAATAGATAAAGCATTTCAAAGAGTACATCCGGGCTATGATGAAGCAGAAGAATGGGTATTGTTTTACTTCAATAAAGTAGCAATTAAGTATGTAAGTGATATGGATGGAAAAATTGAAATAAAATCATTCAAACTAACTGGAATAATGAATTGGGATTATATGGGGTTCCAGAATATTGCAACAGGTCAGATATACGCAAAACTGAATGAAGAATTAACAGCAGCAATTAAAAAACTGGTTGATGAATCAGAGAGATATATAAAAGGGCAGCGGGCACAAATGAGTATATTCAAAGATGATGAAGGAAAGAAAGAAGGCAATGACAATGACTAAATGCAGATGTATTGGATGCAAGAAGAAAATGGATGCAGACAGTGAGTCGCTGCTATGTCCTGAGTGCTACGACATATACGCAGAGCATATGGGATTAACAAAGAAGCCGGGAACATGCCCTGTATGTGGCGGTCATGTAGATTCAAATGCATGGGACAGAGACAAGTTCAATGCGGGGACAAAGGTATGTAGCGATCACTGCCGAATGATTGCCAAGCTAATTAACCACCACAAGAGGATAAAATAATGCAGGCCAAGACGTTGCTAAGCAGGATAAGAAGACAAGAGTCATTGCTTGATGCGGTAGAGATGGAAAGCAGGAAGATAGCAGATGACATTGAGATGGTCATGATACTTCAAGATAGTAAGGGACAGCAGGAGTTATTGCTGTCCCTTAAGGAGTATAACGAAAAGATTACTGTGACAAGGATTAGACTGCTGGCAATGAAAGAACAAGGAAAAGAGATAATAGCACGACTGTCAGATCCTCAAGAGCAGGCAGTATTATACAACAGGTATATCAATGGCATGAGCTGGAATGACATCGAAAAAGCAATGCCATATAGTTGGAGTGGTCTGTTCAAGCTGGAGAGGAGAGCGATGAAACATGCCAATGATTTGTCAAGAGGATAGACAAAAGAGTGCATAGAAGTGCACTAACGTTTTGTGGTACAACATAAAGAGGGAAGAAAATGCTAATGAAGATATGCCCACATTGTGGGCGGCACATACAGGCAGGAACGAAATGTATATGTAATAAGCAGCGAGTTAGGGATACTAGAAAGAGGTATGACACAAGCTCAAGGAACGATACCAGCCGTAAATTATATCATAGCAAAGCATGGAAAAGTGTAAGGCTGTCAGTGAAAGCAAGAGCAAGCGGGCTAGATGAAGTAGCTATGAAGCAGGGAATAATCAAGCAGGGAACAACGGCCCATCACATCATACCAATTGAGGATAGACCAGAATTAGCGCTGAACATATCTAACCTGATTTGGATATCATCACATACGCACAAGAATATCCACAGAGCATACAGAAAATCTCCAGCAGAGAAGAAGAAAGTACAGCAACGATTACAAAGTATCATTGCAAGCAAGCTGTAGGGGGGAGATAAAAAAAGTTTAGGGATGAAAAACCCAGACCGCGTATCGGTCTTTTTTCTCACAAAAACTCCCCGATGAGCCATTAATATATAATTACGCAAATATAAGCTAATCATTTTAGCGAATGGATATAGGAGGTGAAAATAATGCCGACACCAAGAAAGTTAGTATCATTGCAAACGAAACATTTAACCAAAAAAGAACGAAAAGAACGAGAAACAGCAGAAAAGCAATATAAAGCAAATGCTGACGGATTAGATCCGCCGGAGTGGCTGCCGGATATTGCAAAAGAAGAATTCAGACGTGTCGTCAAGGAAGCGGAAGGAATAGGAATGCTGGATAATTTAGATCTATCGACGCTGACAATATATGCCAAAAACTGGGCAGTGTTTGTATCCGCCTCCAAAAAGATAAAGGCCGGAGGGCTTGTAAAAAAAGGATCATATATTTCCCCATACATTCTTGTAGCTGAAAAAGCAGAAAATGCATTGCATAAATGCAGTGCAAAATTAGGATTAGCTGCCGTCGACAGGACAAGATTAGTTAAACCGAAAGAAAAGGAAAAACCGGCGAACAAATTCGCACGGTATATGGATGCGTAAATGGACCGAACAACAGCATACGCCAAACTCGTGGTATCCGGGGAACGATTGGCCGGAAAAACGGAACGGGAATGTTGTAAAAGGCATTTAGACGACATGAAACGAGATAGATCTTTCCCATATACGTTCGATGCAAAGGAAGCGGAACGGCATATAAATATAGCTAATACGCTGACAATTGGGGAAGGAATGGAAATGAAGCCGCTGGTAACAAGAGGATTCCAGAATTTTATCATTGGGAATATATTCGGATGGCGCAAAAAGCGGTCCAAAGAAAGAAGATACCGGGAAGGATACATACAAGTAGCCAGGCAGAATGGTAAATCATTCTTAGGCGGGGAATTGTGTAACGATTTTTGTACATTTTCAGGGTATCATCTGGGACGAATATTCTGCACCGCGACGAAACAGGACCAGGCAAATATAGTATGGGACGAAATAGACAAATTTATCGAAAGCGATGATGATCTAAAAGAGCTGTATAACATCCGAAAATACGACAGGACAATTACCAGTATCGCCACAGGATGCTATATCAAAGCAGTTGGAAGAGACACTAAGAGTGCCGATGGATTCCGCTCTATTCTTGCGATCGTAGATGAATACCATGCCCACAAAACAGACCAGATGTATAAGCTGATGCTAGACGGGCAGATAATGGTAGCCAATGCGCTGACACTGGCAATTACGACAGCCGGATTTAATCTAAATGCTCCATGCTATCATCAATATCAGTTTTGCAAGAAAGTACTATCAGGGAACGTAAAAAAGGACTCGTTGTTCATTTACATCACAGAAATGGATGAGAATGATGACATATGGAAGCCGGAAAACTGGGCGAAATCCAATCCATTAAATTTATGGAAAGACGATGTCACCATTAATGATGAAATGCTGGCAAGAATGGCAGAAAAAGCGATAGACGCAAAGGAAAAACAAGGGGAAGACCTGGTAAATTTTCTGACCAAATCATTAAATCAATGGGTAACATATGCTGGTGGAGCGCTGATAGACTTGGATGCATGGCATGCAGGAGCAGAACAGACAACGATACAAGAAATGAATGGGAAAGATTGTTATTTGGGGATAGACTTGTCAAGCGGCGGAGATTTGACTTCTATTGCACTACTATTCCCGCTGGGAAAAGGGAAAGTATATGTGTACAGCCACTCATTCATGCCTAAATTAAGGCTGGCAGAGCATGAACGAACGGATGAAGCACCATATAGGATATGGGCTAAAGATGGCATGATGACGCTGACAGAAAGCCCGGCAACGTATGGGATAAAGACAGATTACAAGTACATCATAGCTCACTTACAACAATTGCAAGAAAAATACCATTTGAATATTATCGGATGCGGATACGACCCGCATAATGCAGCGGCTTTTTTATCAGACTTATCGGAGACTCTGACATGCGACTTGACGGAAATAACCCAATCAGCAAGAGCATTGAATGATGCAACACAGGATTTCCAACTAAGCGTTAAGAGCCATACTGTGAGATATGACAAAAGCAATGCGCTTATGACGTGGTCAGTTGTAAATGCAATAACAACAAAAAATAGTTTTGGAGAAATAAAAGTAGATAAAATGACACAGACTGAGCGGATAGATGTCGTAGATGCAATCATTGATGCCTGGAAATTATATTTTGACAGTCAGAATGATGCGGATCCAATTGATGCTAACGCTGTCATGGAAGCGTGGATGGGAATCATACAAGGAGGTGAGAAAAATGAACATACTAAATAGATGGGCAATGAGAAGAGTAAGAAACATGGAAGCACAACAACAGTCTGGGATGACATTGGCTGCAATAAATGAATTTTTTGGCAGGATGAATCAGTCGGAAAACGGCCCAGACATATCAGAAATAACATATTTTATATGCTTAAAGACGCTGTCAGAGGCCATGGGAAAATTGCCGGTATATTTACTTGATGCGGACAAAAAGAGAGTTACAGTGCATGAAACAGCAAGAATTTTGACAATATCACCGAACCCGATTATGACGCCAAGCCAGTTTTTTACATATTTAGAGTATTGCCGGAATCATTACGGTAATGCCTATGCATATCCAAGCAGAGATGCACAAGGCAATTTAATAGGAATATATCCGTTG